CCAACAGGTGTTCGTAGCGAGAATCAACTCCAGTAGTTCTGAGCGGTCGTTGCAGTCGCTGATTAACAAAGGCCGCTTCGAGCGGGACTGGTTGGCGAAGGATATCAACCCGCACAGGCTGGAGTTGATTGAAGACCATCCGATTTGCGATGTGATTGATCGTCCGAATGAATTGATGGTCCGTGCCGTGTTGTGGAACATGACGGTTGCTAATTTACTGGTCACCGGTCGGTCGTTGTGGGTGCTTTCTGAAGATAGCGATAACAACCCGCAGATTGTTCCGATTCCGACGACATGGGCAAAACCAGTTTCCAAGAACGGCAAGATGTTCTTCGAGTGGAAAGTCAATCCGCCGGGAAGTATGGACGAACCGACTATTGTGCCGGGCGACAGGATGGCACACTTCTACTTTCCCGATCCAGGTAATCCGTTTATGGCAATCAGTCCGCTCCAAATGATTGCACGTGCGATCATGGCTGACGAGGCTATCTCTGAAGCACAATGGGTTGCGTTTAATAACGGTATCTATCCTCAGATGGCTGTTATTGCCGGAGACGTTGAAACTGCGGACGGTCCTACACAGGTTGAGCTTGAGCCGGAACAAAGAACGACAATAATGACGATGATTCGGCAACAATTAAGCGGGATGAGAAACTTCGGACTGCCGATTATTCTTGACGCGATAATCAAAGATATAAAACGTATTTCAGACAAACCGCACGAGATGGACTTCCTCGAATCGAGCGGCTTGACGAAGACGCAGATTTATGAAGGTTACGGCGTCAATCCGATCAGTGCCGGACAGGTTGAGGGTGCGAATAGAGCGTCGAGTGCTGTTGCGGATGAGCACCTGCTTGTTAACGCCGTCAATCCGATTATCGAGTTGATTTCACAGGGCATGACGAAATGGCTGGCACCGATATTCGCTGGGGAGAACGAGCGGCTGAAAATCTGGATTGCACCCGCCGAGACGCGCGATGCTGAGATGACGTTGAAGAAATGGGACCTGGGGCGGCAGACGTTTGCTTACACTCGCAATGAGATTCGTGCGAAGTTTCTCGGTCTGCCAGAGAAAGAGGGATTCGACGATGTGATTACCCCTCTCAACATGGTTCCCGGCACGATAAACCCCAGTGCTCCAGAACCGACCCGCGATGCGAAAGTCACCCGCAAGAAACAGATTCAGGAGATGTGGCTGAAACAGCATGCGAATCACGAGTTGCCGTTTGCAAAAGAGTTGGAATCGTTCTTCACCCAACAACGCAAAGCAACGATAGCCGCACTGGAAGACATGGGACGTGATTTCAAGTCGAAGATATCTGACGCGATCGCGAACAATATCTTCAACCCGAATGCGTGGCACGAGAAACTGATTGAGACGGCCGAACCGTTTTTGCTTCGGCAGATGATCTCAGGCGCGGCGACGGAATTGGGAATAACACACGCTGTAAAACAGTTTGATGATTTGATTGACGTGTTCAATCCTCAATTGCCGGACGAGTTGATTGAAGCGATACGCCAATTCCTCGACGAGTTGATAATCCAGGACTACTGGAAAGACATCAACCGCACGACGCTGGATAACCTGTCGCGGGCATTGGAACGCGGGATTCAGGACGGCGACACGATCTCCGAGATGTCAAGCCGCGTGTTTGCCGCGATGGGCGACGACGCAAACCGTCATCGTGCAGCCAGGATTGCTAGAACAGAGACTACAGGTGCCCTAAATTCTGGTCATCACGCAACCCGTCAAATGTTAGCCGAAGAGGGCATTGTCGTTGGTTCGGAATGGCTGACGGTCGGAGACATCGACGTGCGGGGCAACCGTCTGGAAGACAAATTCAGTCATGTGATAATGCACGAAGTCAAAGTGAAAATCGGCAAGGACTTCGACGTGTCTGGTGAGAAGGCACCGTATCCGGGACACCATAGCTTGAGTGCAGGGAACCGTGCGAGCTGCAGATGTCTGGCTTTAGCAATTGTTGACCCGAACGAGTTAGTCAGCGACAAACCGCCTGAAGACTTGCGGGAGCGGAGCCGGCGGAACGGAAAGCCGAGACAGAAGAAACGTAGAAGGCTTTCAGCATACGAAAGGAGAAAAATTGCTTACACTTAAACATCCTATTATTCTTACTGAAGGCAAGGTTTCCAAAGGTGGCCGGAATCCTCCGAATACTTCTTTGGAGCGTCCACCTGCTCCGGGAAGTAGTTTGGGTACCTTGGAACGAAAGCATTATGAAGCAATTCCTATTTTGGTTCAATTCGCAATAGCTATGGAGCATTCTCCACATAAGGAAGTCAAAGAGGCTGCTACTAAAGCACTGAGTGAATGGGACAAACAGAGAGGCCGCTACCGAAGTGATTAGCGAGGTGCGTTGATGAGTGAATCCTATATACTTTATAACGGTGAAAAGATTCCCATAAAGATATTAGATATTCTCGAAAAGGGAGTGCCTGATGCGTTTGAATTCGTTTGTCCGCAGTTGATAGATGTCGTTAAAACCAAACCCCACATTGACACCCAGCCCCACTCCTGACTAAAGTTAGACAGAACTTGATGGTTCAGCCCTCGCAGGAAATGAGAGAATACGATTCATCTGTACTTGTTTCATCAGCGCATCACAGAATAGATCAAATGGTGAAAGAAGCCAACGATTGCAGCCTGTACGGTTCTGTTACTGTCTGTATCAAATTTGAAGATGGTTTTGCTAGAAGTTTCGAGCACATAGTCAAAGGGAACGAAAAATAAGACGAGTTCACAACTTGTAGGGTATTGGAACAACCAAGCCCATTCTTCTCAATCACGAGAAGGGTGGGCTTTTTTTATTAGAGACAACAGTTGTCTAACAAACAAGACATTCTCAAATCGTTAGCGAATCGCACGGGTCGCAAAGGCGTGCTGACGGCGGACAGGTATTTCCGTTCGATCGAGACGTGTTTCGATGGCGGCTTCTGTCCCGTCAAGCTGTTCAACGCGGCTTCTCAGGAAGAGTGGGAAAAAGCACTCAAGGAGTCTGAAGGGAAACTGACGTACTCGAATGGCGGAATGTTGGTTGATAGAGACTCTTTTAGTTGGCACAGCGGGTGGGACCACAAACATGCGGGTGGACTCAAAGCAATCCTCGATGGACTCGAATGGCGAAAAGAACTGACAGTCAAGCCATTAGTAACTTTCGACGCAATCGTCACTACAACTTCCCGCGATCGTGACAGGGATGTACTCGAAACGAAGGGTGCGACACTCGATCCAGCGTCACCACTGTTGTGGCAACACAACCCAATGCAGCCGATTGGAGCGTTGGTTGGCGAGCTAAAAGATCAACGTACCGACGATATGCTTCCAGCACGGTTTGCGATTGCAGACACGGAACTCGGACGGGACGCGGCAACACTTGTCGAGATGGGAGCACTCCGAATCTCGCACGGCTTTGACCCGAAAGAGTTTGAGCCGATGGAGGACGACGAGGGGTGGCTGTTCAAAACGTTTGAGATTTTCGAGGTATCTCTGGTTTCGGTTCCTGCCAACACGGATGCGGTTATTACCGCATTCAGTCGTGAGAAACTGCACTCACCATTAGTACGCGGCTGGGCGGAGAAGATGTATCAGGAGAGACCGGTTCAGGTTCAAGTAATGCTTCCTTTGGATATTGAAGTAAAGCCAGTCAGTCGAATCAGAAATTATGAAGATTTCCGCAAAGATAACGCACCATCTACTGATGAACTTAGGCAATTTATCTCAAAATCATGCACTTGCAAAAAAGACGCTCACGGCGACGAAGAGAAAATAATCTGCAAAGCACCGCATGATCTTCCCGGTAGCTGGGAAGAGATCGAGCAGGCTTTGTGGCGAAGTCTTGATTCATATTTAGAAGACGCAGGACTTCAAGGCGAAGACGATTGGTCGTTCATTATCGGAACTTTCAGTAATCATGCGATTGTGTGCGTCTCCAAGGAAGACGAAGAAAATTGCTATCGTCTTGCTTGGTCTGATTCCGGCGACGGTCCTATATGGACCGGTGAACCGGAACTGGTAGATATCGAAGTGACTGTTGAGGTTGTTGCAAAAGCAAAAGAGCAGGTGTTTGGTCCCAAGGAATTTTATTCGGACACGGAACACAAGTTGATGCTTCTCGCCAACGACGAAAGCCCATTGCGATTACAGCATACACGTAAACGTCTCGAAGCGGCTATTCAAACAAAAGAGAAAGTCGCAATGAACGAGTATTTAACTGAAGTCGGTATTTCGTAGGACGGGGCAGCTCGTTCCTATTTCTGTTTTTGCGTTCTAACTGAAAGGTTATAAACATGAACGCTTTGAAATTGTGGTTAGCCGAAAACGGCTACGAAGTGGCTGCCGATGCGTCCGACGAGGATATCAAGGCGGCTGGGCTGAAAGCTGTTGCCGAAAGCAAACTCTCTCCTGAGAAGTTTCAGGAACTATCTGTTACCAAAGATTCCGATCCCGGCGACAAGCTGCAGAAGATGCTGGAAGAACAATCCGCGAATACCGTTAAAGGTGTTGTTGACGGTTTGACTCCCGCATTCGATAAGCTTGGCGACGTATTTGTCAAAGCTCTGTCCAGTGATGGAGACGGCGAGGATGGTGACGAAGAAGAGGACGGCTCTGCTGGCGACGGTGAGAAAATTATGGACGAAGGTCTTGTTCAAAAGATGATCGACAAAGCTGTCACCGAGCATGTTAAGCCACGCGGCGGAGACGGGTCGAGCCTTATTCCCAACTCTTACGACATCCTCAAAATGGGCGAGAAGGCGATGGAAACTGATGCGGTTGCAATCCGCGTTAAGGGTGCCATCGAGCGGTTTTCTGATGTGAAAACCGCCGCAACCCATACAGGCAAGTTTGCAAAAGCTTGTGGACTTGAAGGTCAACCAAAGTCTTATGAGGGACGAGAACTCAATAAGAGCACTCCTCGCTCGATGGTAAAGACGGCGGCATGGTTCAAGTTTCAGGTGTTTCCTGAGTATCTGACTGAACAGGACAAAGATATCATTATGTGGATCGTGCATAATGAAAAGTTCTATGCTGATCCATACGCTAAAGAAACACGCACTCTGAATTCAAACGAGATTACAGCCTTCAAGGCAAACAATTGGAATTTCCAACCTTTGGATTCTGCAATCACCAAAAACGTTTTCAATAAAGCGTTGATTGACGACGGCACATCCGGTGGTCAGAACGCGGTGCCGGAATTCTTCGACACGGAAACCATTATCCTGCCTATTCTTGGTGGCCGGTTATCTCCGTTTGTGAATATGAAGGATGTTCCGCGTGGTTCGGCTGCTCAGGGCTTCACGATGGGGAATGTGTCGATTGCTGCGGCCAACACAGAAGGCTCGGCGGTCGGTCTGTTCTCCACGTCGTCCTTCATTGCTAACCACGATACCACCTTCTTTCGCGCGGCTGGATTCATCCAAATTGGTCGCAACTTTGAATTTGATGCTGTCCCCGGTTTGGGGCAGGATATCGTGAATTCCTACTCGCGGGTGCATGCTGAATGGCTCGATGAGCAGATTGCAATTGGTGACGGCACAACCGAACCACAAGGACTCACAGTCGCCAGTGGTACGACTGACATCACAGCAGTCAATCCGACGACCGGTGATTTGACCATCACTGATGTGCTGAATCTTCTGTTCGGCGTCGCTTTGGCGTTCCGTGAAAATTATCCGTCGCGACAAGCTGCATTTGTGATGACGGATACCAGTTACAAACGGTTCCGGTCGATTGCGACAGGAGTGACTGGCGATACGCGACTTATCTTCGGTGATGATATCGAAAGCTATACGATGTTCGGCCATCCGGTTGCAATTCTTGGAACCGGCCTGGCGAACAACGAGATCCTCTTCGCTCAGTTGGGCGGTTACCGTCTCTACCGCCGACAGGCCGCGAGGTTCTTCCGTGAATCGGCTGGCTCTACGCTGGTTCGCAACAATACGATCCTGATTGGCACTGATTGCCGTTACGGTGGTCAGCTTGACCGTGGTGGATACGCGGCTGTTATGGATTCCGCTCCAGCCG